ACAAGTGTGTCAATGATCAACGGAGCCACCACGCCAGGCTGAAATTTTGAACAAATCATTGCTACAAGTTTACAGCTCAATGAGGTAATCTTCTTGATGGCAGGTAACTCAACTTTGAGGCCTTGCAACAGTACAGTAAGTTGCTCAGCAAGTCCGTTCAGAGCTTCATCAGTGTGGTGATTAACATCGATACCAAACAAAGCCTGAGCGTGCAATACCACGACGGGTGCAAGACGCATCCACATCATACGGAAGTCAGGATCGAGCATATTGACTCGAACAACAATGCTGAAGTCGGCCAATTGCACTGGAACATCCCTAAGGCGACCAGTAGTCCTGCTAAAAAGCGGAATAACACGATGTTTTCCAAAGTGCTCGGCTAGTTGGGCAAATTTTGAATTACTCGCAGCAAAATTGGACTCCTTGATCAATTCCTTGAGAATCATGCGCTTCTGGGCGTTGTTGCGCGCACGTTCCTTCAATTGGCCAAATTGCATTTGGGCAAAACGGGTTCCAATTTGAGCTTTCATTTTAAAGTCCACGGTATCCTGGACAATGGGGGTCCACCTTCCTCCTCCGTGAGCACTCCAGGCATGGTTGTTGCCTTTTTCCAAAGACTTAAAAAGTCTATCAGGGCAAAGAGTGCATCCAATGGGTCCGAAGAAGCGGCATTTCAACATGTGATCTGCTGCAGTCTCGTTAGTGACTTTCTGTCTGCAATAGCAAATTGTAGAGCTAATACAGCCAGAATTGGCTAGATGTTGTATAACGGCTTTCTTAGTCGTATGTCCTTTCTCGCAATGGTCGCAAACGGTCAAATTCGTAAAAAGAGTGGTTTGTTTGTTAGAATCCATGGTAGCAGGGTTTTGTTTTCGTCCAGTACTAAAAACGGAGCCAATTATGATACTCCTATTCCTGGATATACGTACTATGTGAAAAGAACTCACGCTTCTGAAGTTGCAAATTTCAGTGAGAGGTATTTCATTCCACATAGACTTGTTTCACTAATTCCGTACTATATATTTCGGGAACCTAAAACATGCTTTGTTCGTCAAAATCAAAAGCAAAATTCAAATCGTAAATCATTCTCGCATACTTTGTAGCAGGATCTATAACATGAAACAGCGGTTAATAAAGGTCCGACTAGTGATCAAAATTCCAAATCCTCGCAAGGTAGTACTAAAAGATCACACAGGTCTAACTGCAACAAAATATCAAATCGTCAACAAAAGTAAGATGGTATAATGATAATGTAGATAATGATGGTAAAGTAATAATTCATGCGACAGGATCAAGTCCTGGTAGATGAGCGACCACTTAGTGGGGG